GTTTCTATTTTCTTGTAAAGTATATTTTCTATTTAATGTAGCCCCACCATATTTAGAGGCTGTTAAAAATAGCGTGTAGTTAGATATTACAGCAGAACCATTAACGCCATCTTCGTTTTGGATTACCTCATTTAATACATAAGTGGATGGTAGTGTTGTGAGGTTTGATGAGAATTGGTCTAATACAAGAGTTGAGGTAGAAACCTCTCTATATAAATAAAAGTTATCAACAGACCCATCTGACCCATTAGCACCATTATTATCAAAGAATGTAAATTGTAGTTTGTGTACACCACTAATGCTTGCTGTAAAAGCCATATTGTAAGTGCCGGTACTGACTAAAGATTCTTCAAAGTTTACAATGCTATCATTTAATAAATCATTGTTTGGGTCTAATACATTAAAGTCAACTCCAGATAATGTGTTTCTGTTAAAGTCGAACTCAATTTTATAAATAGAACCGGCTTCTAATGATGCTGATAGATTAGCAGTACCACCACCATAGTTAGATGAGGACATTGTTAATTTTCCATCAATAGATGTAATTTGTGGTGATTGCCCACCAGTACCTTTAATTGGCTCTACTAATTCAAAACCACCAACGCTTGCTGCAAAATCATAGTATGCTTGTAACGATGCGATTAAATCAGGATTAGTTGGTTTTCCAACTGTTGAGTTAGTAGTATCCCAAGTGGCATCCAAACTTCTACTAACCCAACTTACATTAGTTGTATTATGTGGAGTGTCAGCTTCTGACCCAAGTCCTTCAGTCCAAGATTCCTTTACAGGAAACACATAAAGGTCATAGTTGGATTGTATCTCTTTGTTTTCAATGTTCTCCAGTCTCAATCTATATTGAGGTGATGTGATATCACCACTTACTATGGATGATGAGATTGATGATAAATCAAATTGAATTAATGCTCTACTATTACCCAACAAGGTAGTGTTATCGGTATCGTAAAACTTACCAACTTCAAGAATTTCATCCTTGCCCGTGTTTTGTAATTTACGAGAAGAGTCCTCGTAGATAGTGGCGTCTTTGCTTGGATATATTCTATAAATCATTTTCTACCTCTTAAAATAATGATACTACTCTACCTTTGATATCAACATCCGGATATTTTACCTCAAAACAAGTTGGGTCTTTTGGCGGATATACAATACCACTACGAGTTGCATTTTTAATATTATATTTATTAGATGAATAGTTACCATCAAATTTATTTACAATTTGTAAACCACCATTCCCATCGTTATCAGGTCTTACAACGGTTTGTACACCATCAACTCTATCTAATAACACATATATGTCAGTAAGTGTAATTGGTTTGTTGATTCCCATATTCTCAATCCTAAAGAAGTTCTTTAGTGCGTTAATACATTTTAAAAGAACCTCATTTGAATTATAGTTTGGAAGAACTACAATTTCAAAGTCAATACCAATGTTTACAATATATGCGTTCTTGATGTTTACAGCATCGGTTAAGATACGATAATAAGACAAATAGTTTTGTAAGTTTTGTTTTGTAGCAGGGTTTAGATTTTGTAATTTAGCATTACCATCATAACCTAATACATAAAAATTAATTGCTAATGGGTTGGGGATGGGGTCAATTCCATCATCCAATAATGTATTGATTTGAAAATCAGGAGCAGCGTATGCTTTTGCTACCGAACCAAATTGTGGTGGTAATGCGTATGCTCTTAACAAGTAATCTTCTTTAGTTACTGCTCTATTTTGCGCTCTGAAGTATGCCATAGCATTATTACGAACTTCTTCGATTTCTTCTTCGTATTTACCACCTGCCGCAGCTACTTCGTTTGTTACGGCTATTGAGTTTTGTACAACATTAAATACATCGGTAACTAATCCGGTACTACTTGTTTCAATAACACGTTCAACAATTTCCGTAAGGTCTTGTGATGCTACATTATCAATTACACCAAGCCCCGTTCTATATGTTACAGTAAGAGTTGTATTTGCGGGTGCTACTCCATATGTTTTAGCATACATAAAGTTTGAAGGGTCAATACCCTGGTCAAGGTTTCCACTTGTACCATAAAGAGCAGAACCTACGTTATCTGGATTTGGAAGAATTTCCTCATCAGCGTTTTGAGATATACCACTGCCAAATTGAATATCAATTGTACCGTCATCGGTAATACGGGTAATAAATCGCTTAGGTACTCTTTTTAACTTTAGTAATGATGGCGTTTCATTTGCATATGCCGACATTGCAATTGAATAATTTGTGGTATTTGGTAATTCTTCAAATACAGTATCTTGTGCAAGGTAATCGACTTTAGTCCATTCATCACCATCATCATCAATGATTGATATTACATCAATAAGACCATCAGCCTCTAACTTAATTTTGTCGTATGGTTTTGGTTCGTTAAATTCAAAAGTAGCAGATTCTTGTTTTCCACTAACAGCTTTAACGTATTTTTTTAAAAGATAGTATACAGGTTCATCGGTTACTTCATCAATTTGATAAACTGAAACTTCGGTTGGGTCAAATGATGATGAGAATCCAAATCTAACTTTTTCAATAGTTGAAAATTCTACATCACCATTTGTAGAAGAACCCACTATCATTCCCTCGGATAATGTTAACGCGTAATCAAAGTTTGGTCGTACAGTGTCACCACTACCTTGTGCTGGTACTAATTGATAAACTGTTAATGTGGTTGTAGCTGGAACATTTAGTTTTGGTTTGTATCCAAACGATTGTGCTATTGTAAATACATTTGATTTTTCTTGAGCTTGTTCTAATAACGATTCCCTTAACTGAACATCAGTATAGTATGAAAGTACATCACCTACATATGATGCCATTTCCATAAACATCATACCCGGAGATGACTCATTAAAGTCATTGTAGGTTTGTGGGAAGTAATTTTTTGTAAAATCAATTAGGTTTTTGCGAATATCACCAAAATCTCTACCAATTAAATTTACACTCTTTTGTACTTTATCTGCCATGTTCTATCCTCAAACAATAGATATATTTCCCTGCTCTGAAACAAGAATTGTTATTTGTGTATTTGCGCCCGATTCCGTTACTCTTACGCTCAACGATATGTTTACACTATTGTAATCTTCATTTGTGATTACACTAATATTATCAACAACGATATATGGTAACCAAAACTTAATATCATTTCTTAAAGAACTTTCCAACTCATTACTTAAATCTGATGACATATTTTCGAATAGTAATGAGTATACATCCGACCCAAACAATGGTTGTAATGGTCGTTCACCCTTTCGAGTTAGAATTAGATTTTTTAAATTTGAAATTGCTTGCTCTTCAGTTGTATATGATAACTTAAACAAGGGAGACCCACCCAATGGTAGCATTACTCCAATTGCTGTATTTCGTTTTAAATCTAACGGATGTATCTTATACTCTTTACGAACTGCCATTATTTACCCTTCTTGGTATTGATGTGTTTCATCAAACCAGAATAATCTCGTGTTAATGCATTAACAACCGCCTGACCTGCTTCAGTTTGTTGAAGTTGCTGTGTTGATACTTGGCCGCCTTCGGTAGTTTGGAATGTTGATTGTTGTGTGTTAATTCCACCACCCCAACCTTGTGCTTGTGATGCGTTAAATACACCACCAGTTCCGTTGATATTTTTCCACTCACCACCTTGTGCGGTTTCATTCAACAACTCATTTAATGTTGAGTTGTTAGTAAATGATTTTTTCGTTTCTTGCTTTGTTTCAAAGAGGTGGTCTACATCAAGCGGGTCTTTCTCAACAACTTTTGGTTGTGATTGTTTTACTTCTTTAAGGATAGATTCACGAATGACCGTTTCACGTTTGGCCACTTCCTTCTTCACTTCTTCCTTAACGATGAGTTGAATTGCTTTAATTAGTTTCTTTGTATCCATGGTAATAAATATGTTTATGTATAATTATTGTTTCATTAATTGTAATTGAGTTTTAACTTGTGTAATTGCTGATAACAATTGAGGGCCTGCTGTGGTAAGACTTGGAACTGGAAAGGGGCCCGCAGTGGCTGCGGTTATGGCGGGCGCTAATTTAAGAAGTGCATCCGTGATTGATTCCAACTGACTAAATATAATGTCCATATCAGCTTTCCAATTTGAAGTTGATATATTTACTGACTTAGCACCGCTAATAAGAACTGAATCCTTTTTTGAGTTAAGGACAACTCGTTCTGAATTAATTATAATTTGAGGATTCTGATATTGTTCGGTTGGTATAACACCTAATGTAAATTTATTGGATGAACTTAATCCAATCTTTTGTTTAGAACCCAACCAAATCGAGGAATCATCTTTGTTGATGTCCTCTATAACATATTTGTTATATCCATTTGATTTACCAGCACCATTTCTAATAATTGTTATCGGAGATTCAGGAGTTGTCGAAGTCCAAGATGGTTCGTTTGTAGCACCTTTTATTTTGTTATTAGTTGTCTTAACACCCTGTGGAGTATATCCAAACCTAATAGACTGACCATATCTTCCTTCAAATATAATGTCTCCTAAAAATGGTTGAAGTTGTGATATTCCCGAAACCTCAATAAATCCAATACCAAAGTCTGCTTCACTATCGGTTGATGAATTTTGTGGTACACCAGCAGATACACTACCATAACCACCACCAGTACCTTCTATAAGTTTAGATTCTGGTAATGCATTATGATTTACATTTTTTTGGAGAGATACAATGGATGTGTAATAATTCCGTGTACCACCATTTAGACCGGACGCTTCATCCGAAGTGGTGGTATATACATACACTTGTTCACCAAGGATGGGTATTTGTCTATGGTTTGTATTTAATGGATAACATCTAATCTTCGAACCAATACCACCTGCGGTTGTGTCTACAATGATACTACCAAAGTTATCAGCATTATCATCATCAAGGATTACACCCTTTACTACACCAACTTTCATTCATCATCTCCATCTTCTTTAGGAAGGTCTTTTTCAACCTCATCAATTGCATCCATCAGTTGTCTCTTTTCTTCTTCAGACAAAATAAACCCGCCAGCTTCCGCTGATGAGTTGTCTTTCATCATTCGTTGAACGATTGCTGCAAGTTTGATTAGTGCATCATCATTCTTTACGGAAATATCAAGATATTCTTTAATAAGGGGTACAACCACTGCGGCATCGTTCAAGTTCTTGACCATTGGTTCAAGTTGAGCAATTAGTAGTTTTACTTGTCGGTCTTTCTTCTTCTGATTGGAATAGATGTCAGCCATCAAATCAGAGAAAGATTTCCCTTTAAAGATTTCATCATCTTTAGTCATTGAATTCCTCCACTCGGTGTGTTATACTTAATATTCCAGCCTTCATATAATCAACGTATAATTCACCATAAATTGATTTCATTTTACCAACTACTTTGGTGATATATTGAGTTTGGACACCAGTTCTCTCTCTAATAAGTATGTAAAGTGCCTTTTTGTTATATGAATATAGGTTGTCTCGTGTTTTAAATAACTCGGTTAATGAATCAGCAATTTTTCTATCTCTATCTTTTTGGAATAAGGTAAATATGTTATAGTCCATATAACGAGCAAAATAATCCATAAAATCTTTCAACTCATCCGCTTGTTGTTTATCATATACCTCATTTACAATATTACGATTAGTGTCAATAACATCAACACCATCACGAGCTTTCATCCGTGCATAGTTTGCATTGTTCTCGTTAAAAAGATAGTTTCTGGCTATTACTGTAAAGTAGGAAAATGCCCTACCATTCTCACCTTTAAACTTGTGAATCTTTTCGTTTAGGAATGCGACTACATTCATCTTCACATCTTCATATGGTACATCAAAGTAATATGTCTTATAAGTGTGAATTACATTTTCAGCAAGTTTGTCAAATGGATAATGGATGAACCGATTGTAGATTTTATTCTTTAATCGTTGGTCATCACATCCGTTATAAGCGTTGATTGCAATTTCTGTAATGGCTGTAAAATACCTTTTACTCTTTCTCTTCCGACCCATAGTATTCTTCCAATTCAGAAATCATTTCATATAAACTTTTAAAGATAAATCCAGTTTCATCATCAGCCTCAAAAGAACCTAATTGGTCAATCTCTTTCATACGACTTAATGAATTATCAATCTTTTCTGCGATATCAGCTACCAATTCCTCTTGTTCGAGGATTACATCTTCCAAGGCTTCGTTCTTACGCAACAAGTTGTATGTTGTGTATCCCAAAACCAAGGTTAAAACTGACAATATGATTATAGTTAATAACATAATTAATCCTCTACAATATTTTTGAATGCGTCAAACACACTCGTTGGTTTAACATCATTACTTGCAAATGTTTCACTCAAGTCACCTTTCTTTGGTCTACCCGTAGTAGGTTTACGAGTTGATTTTACAGGGTTCATCTCGGCTTCCCATCGCTTGTTCTCATAGATAGCCGCCATTTGGTCTGCTGTGTGCATTATGAATGGGATTGATGTAGCCAATCTATCATCGTTGTTGTACTTGATATAATACTCTTTGTTGTTTTCATCGTACAACCCATCGGTTAACCTCATACCAATCATTTCCTCTTCAGTATATTTAACACCAAAGTATTGTAGATTGTACATAGTTCGGTCATTAAGATTCATCCAATGGATTTTAGGATTGGTTTTATAAATTTTACCTTGATTCTTTACATGCCATTCGGAATCATTCTTAATGTAGTAATCCATTTCAGGAGTTCCTAACTTACCAAGGTCGTGATGAAGGGCTGTAAAGATTAGTGTTTCTCTATCAAACTCTTCCATAATCATACCAAGGTCTTGCCATAGGTCATACACTTTTAGTGCATTACGAGTAACACGAAGAACGTGGTCTATGTAACCACCTGGAAAAGCGTTGTGGTAATGTTCGACTGAAGATGCTGGAGTATATAACATACGTTCTTCAAAGTGGTCGTACATTTTGTTAAGTGATTCTAATCGTTCTCCGGTAAAGGTTTGATTGATTAGTTTACGAAACTTCTCGTAATTAGATACGAGTTCTTCTGCGGTAAAGAAGTCAAGCATTTTTAAATGATTTTATCTATAATTCCTAATTCTAAAGCTTTCTCTGCGGACATAAAGTAATCTGAAGATGAAATGTTCTCCCAATATTCTTTATCCATTTTTGAGTTATCAGCCATTAACTGATTACACTCGTGTTCTAACTCCTCACTAAATTTGGCGTTAGATTTAACATCACTCAATTTACCTACTACAATAGTAGACAATTGGTGAACCATAATCTTGGAGTGCTTGGATGCAGCACGAAGGCCAGTTCCACAAGTCAATAATAAAGCAGCGGCTGACATGGCAGCGCCACGAACAATAATATTAAACTTAATACCTTGTTCTTTTTGTGACTGAAAGTAGTCGATAAGTGCAAGAGTTTCGATTACATCACCACCTGGAGAATTCAATAGGATATTGATGGTGTTGATATCATCATTAATCTTTTTTAACAAGCGAACTTTTGATACAATGTCAAATGTTAATCCAGATGTAATTTCATCTTGAATAAGAATTACATTATCGGTAGTATCAATACCATAGTCAAACTCACGGTAATAGATACGTTGTGTATCACGTTCATCACTTGATTCGTAACTCATTTTGTAATCCCCTGCACTTGTAGCGCTTCTATATAATTCATCCATATACTTAATATGTTATTTCAATTGTTTATTAGAACAAATATACGAAAAATAATCCGATAATCCAAATTTATTATTTTTTAATTACGGATGCGTATGTATGTTTATTATTCCTTGGTGGAGCGGACTTCTTTGGTTTTGGGTTTTCACCATAAAGTTTCTTTGCTTCCTCATCGGTAGGAACAAACCTTACTTCTTCTTTTTGCGATTGTTTTTTTTGAGGTTGTTCTTTTTCCACCTCTTTTTCATTATCTCCGCCCGTTTTTTCATCATCTTGCGGTCTTTCTTCTCCCACTTCATTTGTAGGTACTGATATTTCTGCGCTGTCCGTTTCATCATTGGTATCAGAAACAGTAGAGTTGATATTCCCAGTATCAAAAATATCAAGATTGCTATTAATTTGGTCATCATCTTTATTTGTTAATTTATTTAATGCGATTACCATTGAGAGTGCAAGTGGGTCAAATACAAATACAATCAAAAGGGTAAACCAATTTACAATTACATTCATAGGTTTGCCTGTGATTTCAGCCATATATCTCAATGGCCCGACTTCAGCAGCAACCTCATTATTGGATTCTAAATCTAATACTTGTAAATCAAGTGAGGTAAGTGAATCCGTTAATACCTCAATCTTTCTTGCTACGCCATCACGAGATTGTACAGCGGAGTTTAGTTGGTTCTCCAACGACTTTCGTTGTGATGAAGATGTTGTCGTGATAATTTGACCGGTTTCCCTATCACGATACTGAACTTGGTTGTTTGACAATCCATTTCTTAATTCAGTAATAGATTCAGCAAGCTCTTTCTTTTCCACATTTAAGTAATCTAATTGTTCTTGAAATCGTTCTTTTTTCAATTCAACTACTTGAACTTGTTTATCCATTATACCCAATTGGTCTGCGGTCTTTTGATATGCGGCCGTTAAGAATCCATATATACCGGCAGAGGTGATTATCATTAGCACACCAACTGCAAGAGTAAGATACCATTTCATCCAACCAGCTTTGCTCCAATGGTTGTGAAGATAAGATGCTATAATGAGTTTACTAAACTCCAATGCACCTGCCATTATAATAACTTCAGTTTTAGCTCCAGCGAATAGAGAACTTAAACCAAATACAGAATAGTATGCCGCTGAACCTGCAAGTGCAAATGTACTCACAATCATCAGTACTACAAACCCATTCTTCTTATTAAAAAATTTTATCATATTTCTTTTCAAAGTTAGTTTTATTAACTTCAGGAGTTGTACTTATTATCAACTATCGTTTCGCTAAGCAGCTCAAGCAGTTAAGTTAACCTGATAAGAATAAATATCAGGAAAATAATAATAACTTAATATTATCAAGCTTTCCCCATATTATGCCCTTTTCAGAGTGTACCAAAATTGGAAAGGTAATCTAACACAGTCATCTCTTTCATCTTAGCCTCAATGTCAATGTCAAGGTCGTGACCATATGTGTTGATTGGTGAGTAAATATAATCAGAGTGTGCTTGTGGTTTTGCAGTAGGGTCTTCTAATGTCTTGGACTCTGAATAGTGAACAAGTGGTTTGACATCACCCCAAGTTGACATAGCCAACTCAAGTGCTTCTTGTTCGGATAAGTCACCAGTATTGAATGTGTGGTGGTGATAATCAAAGACAATAGGAATGCCAGTACGTTCGTGGATGTACATAAGGTCTTTGACTGAATACATACTAGCCTTGTCATCATTCTCTACCGTCAGTCGTGTCTGAACTGATTCAGGCAATCGTTCGAAGTTCTTGATAAATCTACCCATCGCAGATTGTTTGTCACCATAGACACCATTACAATGGATGTTGATTAGGTTGTAAGGAGTTCTCTCTAACCCCATAAGGTCAAAGTGTTCTCCGTGTATAGAAAGGTCTCTAATGGTGTTTTCCACGACTTTCTCGTTGGGGGAGACCAACACATTGAATGGGCCGGGATGTGATGTTATACGTTGTCCATAGGTCTTAGCGAGAGTACCTGCGCCACGAAGTACATTGGAGAACTTCTCATAGTCAGGCATTTCTGATAATTGGAACTCACTAGCCCACGGAACAAGGTCAGATGTCATACGGAATAGTTTGAAACCATTCTGATGATTCCACTTGATAATCTCTACAAGGTCTTTAGCGTTTTGTAACGCAAGGTCGGATGACCTACTAATACCCTCGGCAAGAAATGTTTTCTTAATCATACTACGATTGGTAGTAATCTTATCCTTACGGAGTGTCATGTTGATACAACAGTATCCTAAATTTGTCATAACTAAATCTTTATATCTAAAGATAATAAAAAAGGGGGACTTATACAAGCCCCCCTATGTTAAGTTTATGTTAAATTTCTTCGTGAGGAATATCTTCCGTTTGAGTTTGACCTGTATTCTGATAAAGTCTTGTAGTTATATCATTCCACACGGTCTCTAATTTAGAATGACTTTCTTTAATCTTCTCATAATCTTTTGTTTCGATTATAGAACTCAAATCAGACATCATAGAATTCAGTGCGTTCTTGTCATCCTCTGTAAGAGACTCAAGGGTCTTCATTTGTTTTTCAACTTCAAACATATAAGATTGTGCATTGTTTAAAATCTCAATCTCCTCTTTATGTTTTAAATCAGCTTCCCTATTAAGTTCAGCATCATCTCGCATCTTCTTTATTTGTTCATCCGACAATCCAGTTCCAGATGTAATACGAATGGCTTGTTCTTTTTGAGTTCCTAAATCTTTAGCTGAAACATTTATAATACCATTTGCATCAATATCAAAAGTTACTTCAATTTGAGGAATACCTTTTGGTGCTAACGGAATATCAACCAACTTAAACCTACCAAGGGTTCTATTGTCTCGTGCCATTGGTCTCTCACCTTGAAGAACATGGACATCCAACATAGTTTGATTATCAGCCACAGTTGAAAATGTTTGTGATTTTTTAACAGGAATGGTTGTATTGGAATCGATGATAGGTGTAAAGATTCCACCCATAGTTTCGATACCCAAACTTAATGGAGTAACATCCAGAAGTAAAACATCAGTAACATCACCACCAAGTACACCACCTTGAATAGCAGCACCAACAGCCACTACTTCATCTGGATTTACACCTTTGCTTGGTTTTTTTCCAAAGAACTTTTCAACAGCATCTTGAACTGCCGGAATACGAGTAGAACCACCAACGAGGATTACTTCATTAATTTCTGCTTTTGAAATTAAAGCATCTTCAATTGCTTTCTTACACGGAATCATACACCTATCAATCAACTCCGAAGATAGTCGTTCAAATTCAGAACGAGACATGGTTTCCTCAAAGTGAATAGGGCCAGACTCTGATACGGAGATGTATGGTAAGTTAATATTAGTTGATGCAGCAGAAGATAACTCAACCTTTGTTTTTTCTGCGGCTTCACGAACACGTTGTAGTGCCATTGAGTCTTTGGTAATATCAATACCCTTTGATTTTTTAATCTTATCACAAACCCAATCGACAATTATTTCATCAAAGTTATCACCACCAAGTTGAGTATCACCATTGGTAGACAACACTTCAAATACACCATCACCTAATTCAAGGATTGAAATATCAAAAGTACCACCACCCAAATCAAAAACAGCAATTCGCATGTCGGTGTCTTTTTTATCAAGTCCATACGCAAGAGCAGCAGCGGTAGGTTCGTTGATGATACGAAGAACATCCAACCCAGCAATTTTACCAGCTTCCTTCGTAGCTTGTCTTTGAGAATCATTAAAATATGCAGGAACCGTAATTACTGCTTTTGTAACTGATTCACCCAAATAATCTTCAGCCGATTTACGAATGTTTTGTAAAATCATAGCTGAAATTTCTTGGGGTACATATTCTTTACCATTAGCGGTAATAATAACTGAATCACCACTGCCTTTGGATACCTTATAAGATACATTTAAATGGTTGGAGTTTAATTCAGAATACCTTTGACCAATAAATCGTTTTACCGAATATAATGTGTTTTCAGGATTAGTTACTGCAACTCGTTTAGCCGCAGCCCCTACTTTAATCTCACCTTTATCAAATGAAACTATGGATGGGGTAGTTCGAGTTCCCTCGGAATTTACAATGACAACTGGGTCACCACCTTCGATAACGGAAATACATGAATTGGTCGTACCCAAGTCTATTCCAATAATTTTTGACATAATACCTCTTTTAGATTATAAATATAAAAATGGGTGGAATAAAACCCACCCACTCTTAACATAACTACTTAACTTTAACATCAATCTTTTTAGCCTTTCGGTCTTCGTATTTGGGAATAGTAACGGAGAGAATACCATCCTTTGCAATTGCAGATGTTTGGTTGATGTCAAACGCATCGTGGATTTTGTATCTCTTATGGAATTTACGATTTTCTCGTTGGGCTTTAACTTCCAAAACTCGGTCTTCAACTGTAACCTCAATATCTTTATTAGATAAGCCAGGAACTTCAAACTCAATAGTCAATACATCATCCTTCAAATACGCAGTATGAGTTGATATACGATGGCTATCCCAGCCACCAGAAACCATATCAGAAATCATAGTGTGAAATGTTGAATCAAATAGTGTCATATATTACTCCTTTTAATGTTAATGTGCTATTAAAAGGACAAATTCCCTACCAATAGTGTATTTTATGACACTTTGTCTTAATTTACCGACAATGGGTCAATCTTACTGACAAGTTTGTAGAATCGTGACCGACCTCGTGTATGTTCGTGGAGAAGAATAAATCCATCCATCTTAAACATACTAACTGTTTTATCAGCAACGACATCATCATCACAAGTAACAATAACATGAGTATCAGTTAATACAACATCAACAGAAGTGATTGGAGAATCATCTTCCTCATCAAAATCAAATTCACCTTCAATAGAATCATCATCTAAATTGAAGTAATCATACATATACTCCAATTTGGATACATCGGCCAACGACATAAAGAAGTTGTATTCGGCCTCATCCCAAATCCAATCGCCATAATCTTCCATATGACACCCTCCTTTATTATAACTATCCACGAATTGATTTATGTATATCGTTTAAGAACGATAATGCTTCTTTATTTAAATATTCACCCTCTTTGATTGATTCTAAACATATCTCAACAAACACTCGATACAATTTAGAGTCTTCGGATAAGTCAAAATATAAATCATTAAGAGTTGATATCATTTGTGATTTATAAGACACCCTCACTTCACCGGTTGGGTTATCGTGGATTATGAGGTCTTTAATCTTACTTTTAGAAATAGTAAAATAGGGGTCTCTTCGTTCTATTAAGATTGAAGAAACCCCATCATCTTTTACATATTCCAAGAGAGCATTCAAGGTATCTTACTGAAGAGTCCCTACACGATATCTCATTTGAGTAGAAGTCAATGCAGTATCAAGGGTTTGCATAATCTTAATTGCTTCAGCTTTAGTCAATTCGATTTCGTGATTGCCGATAATCAAAGAACCGATTTCAGTCGTGTTCCTAATTGGAAAGTCCTCCGGCTTCAACTCTGGATTAAATCCAAAATCAATTGAGGTGTAGTTCTTACCAAATGCTTTTGATTGTCTCTGAACTTCAGAATCCGTAACACCATACGACTGGTTGACATAACCACGTTGGTTCTTATTAAACTTTTTCATATTATAAGAATTAGAATTTCCTATAAATAGTTTAGTATAGTTTAATAAAATTATTTTTTACGATTTCTTCGAGCAACTCTATCAAATTTTTTCTCATTAAAGTCCATAGAGAATTTATCAGGATGAGTACGATTCAAGTTTTGTTCCAACTTAACACATTCGTTCGCCCAATACCAAGCCATTTGAACATTTGGTTGTGGGGGTATCATAAATTCAGAACCAATGGTAGACCCAACACCATCCGAAACATAGTATTGACCATTTGAATTTATTTGAGTTTTTGCGTTCGGATATTTTTTCTGAACCTTACGTTTGTAAGATTGGAACTTCTTCTTGTTAATTTCCATTGTTTAATGATTTAGTCAACCCACGAATAATATGGCAATGTGATAACTCTTTATTTACCGAACACTC